TCAATGAAGTAGATAAAAATGCTGAACTATTTATGGTTAGTCTGAACTTACTTCAGTGTCATGAGGTGAGAAGTTCACACTTTATTAACAATTGCCGCCGCGCGTTGTGGTATAATAGTGGTAGGAAATAAACCTAGAAAGGAGCACAATTATGACATTACAAACTTATTGGCGAATGACGTCTGGATGCACTAGGGCAACGCGTTGCCGTTGCTTATACGGTGGTGTTGTGATATACGAAAACCCGTATTGCTTGTTTGACCGTGAACAGAAGGATATTGAAATTCGCAAGGCATTTTACAATATGTTGAATGATACGTTGACTGTTTATGCAACCGATACAGGCATGGAGAATTATACAAGGAGTGTTGAGAATGAAAGACCGAAACGTTAAGCTTGTGCATCTGTATGTAAAGGACAAGAAGTGCAAAACCTTTGCTGCGTCGATGATGTACCGTAATTCGTCAGACGTTCGTGACCTGTACAACGCTTTGCGCATCTTTGCAGAATGTACATTAGAAGAGGTCGAAAGCGGTTTCCAGCTTACGATGGAAAGGAGAAAATAATGCAAGCTGCTATACTGGTTATTTTGTGGCTGTGGGCTGCGTTTCTCGTTGGTTTGTTTTTGGTTTTTCCGGTGGTTGTTTTCCGCTGGTTGATTTGGGGGTGCAAGCATGGCAGGAAAAAGTAAGGCAAAAATGTCCGCCAAACAGGCGGAAAACGTCGCCAAGCTGCCAAAATATCAGCCTTTAAGTTGGGAGCATTACGCGGGAGACGTGGACGACCTGAGCAAGGCAAGCCGTGAGGAATTGCAGCGCATTGTCCGAAAAGCCGCCAAGGCGGCAAACCAGCGCTTGCGCAGTCTTGAGCAGAAGGGCTTGTCGATGGAAAGTCACGCATACAAGTACGCGCAAAGCACTACCGGCAAGGAGCGCCCCCGGTTCAACGAGCGCCCGAAAGCTGATATAATGACGCTGCGTCACCAAGCCGCGCAGCTGCGGGAATATATGACGCTCAAGACTTCTACCCCGACAGGCGTCCGGGCTGCGCGTGCCAAGGGTTACGAAACTGCCAAGGCGGCAGGCTTTTCCGGCAGCGTTGACCAGTGGGCGGTATGGGTCGAAAAGTTTTTTGCCAAGGTGCGTGAAGGGCTGCTTTCGTCGGACGTTGCATATCAGGCTATCACGCAGAACAACACGGACTTGTTGCAAGAAATGATTGAAGAGTGGAACCGTCAAGAACATTATCCGTCAAGGGGCAAGCAGCTTGTTGACTATCTTATGCGTAGGAGAGAATAACAATGTATCAATGCAACGGTGATATGATATGTGATACTGTGCAGGAAGTGCTTGGTATTGTCGGCAAGCCAAAAATTGCGAGTAAGGGTTCCCACAGTCGTAGCAAGTATAAGCAAAAATATATAGATATCACTTGTACATTTGATATTGAAACGACGAATACGGACGCGGACGGGTTCGCGTATTCTTGGCAAACTTGTGTGGGCGGCGCTGTTATTGTCCCACGGTATTTTGAAGATTGGTGCATTGTACTGGAAACGCTGGTTGACAAATGGCACGTTTCGAGCAAGCGCCGCCTTGTCGTGTACGTTCATAACTTGGGATACGAGCACCAGTATATTGCGCAGATGCTTGCAAGCCGTTGGGGGCTTGCTGACAGCCTATATACCAAGAGCCGTAAACCTCTTTATTTGAGGTATGATAATGGTATCGAGTTTCGGGACAGTTTAAAGCTTTTTCAAAAATCCCTTGCCCGGGCTACAGAAGGTTGTAAGCACGCAAAGCTTGTCGGCGACTTAGATTATACTGTGTATCGCACACCAGATACAGTATTGACAGTACAAGAGCTTGCATATTGTGTTAATGATGTGCTAGGCTTGTGGGAAGCAATTGAACGGCTCAAGACTGAGCGCGGCTATAATCAGGCTACTATCCCATACACTAATACCGCAATTGTGATAGAAGCAGTGCGAAAAGAGATACACGGCGACACAAAGTGTGCTGCCGCGATATCTGCCCTTAAACTCGACAAACACCAGACCGCGCTTGCATATAACTGTATGGCAGGCGGTGATACACATGGCACTAGGTGGCGGGCTGGAAAAACATACCATGATTGCAACAGTTACGATTTTAAAAGCGCACATCCGTCGCAGCAACTGCTGTGGAAATTTCCTGTAGGCAAGCCGGAAACGATATCGGAAGAACTGGACGAAAAGGCGCTGAAAGTCCTTATTAGTAGTGGTTACGGTTGGATAGCAAAACTAGTTATTATCAATCCGTGTGTAAAACCCGGCTGTCCAGACCCCTGTATCAGTCTTAGCAAATGCCCCGACGTTATAGGTTTGGGCGAGCTTGACAATGGCCGAGTATTAGACGCGAAAGCGTTGTATGTATATGCCGATAGTAACGACTATCAACGCATCATGGATGGCTATACTTACGATAGTATAACGGCAGTCGATACCGTGTTATTTCAGCTTGATTATTTACCTGAATCTTTCCGAAAATCCATTTATGAGAAGTTTCGTGTCAAGGAAAGCGAGAAGGGCAGTCCAGATTATGCGTTTGCGAAAGTCTGTGTCAACACGATTTTCGGAGCGTGCGCACAGAAAACTATCCGTGATGAATATTTGTGCAATATCCTTGACGATGGCATGGAAAACGTGCACCATGGATGGCAGGAAAATTTGGAATCTAATACTGAGGACGATGTAAAAAAGGCGCAGGAGCGGAAGTTCCCGTTTTTGTGGGGTCTGTGGACGGCGTCTTTGTCCCGGCTGAAACTGTGGAACCTGTTAAAAATCGTCGGTTGGGAAAAGGTCATATATTGGGACACGGATAGTTGCAAGTACGTTGGCGAGAAAATCCCCGCCGTTGAAGCATATAACGATACTGTCCGTGCACAGTGCGTTGCTCAAAACTGCGTTGTTACGCGCAAGGACGGCAGCACGGTTTGCATCGGGGTTGCAGAGGACGAGCATCCCGCCGACCGGTACGGCATGACAGAATTTCGTTTCTTGCACGCTAAGTGCTATGCGTGCAGGACAGCAGACGGAAAAATTGAAAGCACCATCGCAGGTGTTGGCAAAAAGCAAGGCGTGCAGGCGCTTGGCGGCAGCATTGACAATCTGCGCGACGGTCTATATATTGCCGACGCGGGCGGGCAGTGTCTTGCCTATCATGACGCCCCCATTCATGCCCGCACCGATTTTGCCCGTCCTACCGTGTCCGCGTCGTGGGTTGTTATGACGCCCCGGGAATACCGTGTAAGCGACCCGCGCAGCCTGCTTTACGATGCTGAAATAATGGGATAAGTTCACAAACTGTTAACAATTTGTTCACAGCTTGTTAACACACCGGTGCCCCCCGTTGTGGTATTATAGTGATGGGGAAACCCATGAACAAACACCAATACAGAAAAGAAAGGACAAAAACATTATGAAACTGACTGGTTACAATATGGACTGTTACGTTAAGGCAGGCAAGAGCGTGTACAACGTCCTTATCGTGGACGCCGCCACCAAGATGGAAGCACTTGCCAAGCTTGCATCCTGCCCCAAGTATGATGGCGGCAAAATCGTGGCGTTTGAACGCGAGAAGTTTGCTCTGGATGTTGGCATCAATGCGGTGCTTGATGTTGACAGCGTGGCGCGTGCCACCGGCAGCACCCCCGAACAGTACGACGAGGTGCTTTGATATGGCAGCAACGATTGCAGTCGTCTCAATGTATGAGACCATCGGCGGCAGCGTCGCCGGGCTGGTGTATCAGAGCGCCGACGACACAAAGACCCTTGTAAACGCCGTGAAGGGTCTGGACGCACAGCAGCCCATCCCGCACAACGCATTCACGCAGGCAGCGCGTGAGGGGTTCCCGTTCGCCCCCACGTTCGACCCGCAGGACTGGGGCGGGCGGAACCTTGCGCAGGTCGAGAATGAGTTGGTTTTGCTTGACCATCATATCGCGGATGTATGGCCTGATAGGCCGTCGGCGCTGTACCCTGAAAAGGCGACGCCGACCGGCAAGCAGTTCCTTATCCGCTGGTGCTTCTGATGGGCGGCGCATGGAAAAAGTTTATTCTGTTGTGCATTCAGGCACGGCAGGACAGATTCAAAAGTCCGGGCGTGTACCACGACGGCAAGCCGTCCTATATTGACCCCGCGTTGATTCCGCCGGAACCTGACCCCGACCCGAAAGGGGGGTGAAACAGAAGATGCAGGATATCAATAATAAGCTGCACGACCTGCTGGAATGTCTTACAAGTTTTTTCGAGCACTACAGCGACCAGAGTGCCGACCAGCTTGCAACGTTACAGGAGTTGCAGAAAATCGGAGACAATGTTGTCTCGCACCTGCTTACTATCGAAAATAAGCAGGATACTGTTATCGAGCTGTTGCGAACCATCGCAGCAAAATAATATGTTCCATGTGGAACAGACTGACAGAAAGGAAGTACTTATTATGGCATTCAACAAGAGCAACAACGCATCCTATCGGAAAAAGACCGCTGACCAGCCCCGCGTAACCGTCGAGATGCTGCACAACCTGCACGCAGCTGTCCGCAACATTCGGCAGGTTGCCGACAACTGTCTGACGTTCACACTGCGCCTGTACGGCCTCGACTTGTACAGTATGCGGCTGGTTGAGGGGCAGAAGGGAGCCTTTATCTCCCCATCCGCCACAAAGGGCAAGGACGGCAGTTATTATGATAACTACCGCATCTACATGGACGACGCCGCAAGCAAGGCCGTCGAAGCCGCCGTTCGAAAGGCTTACGACGAGAACATGACCGAATGCGAGGTATAACACATGAGCAAGCGCAAAAATGATATTGCGCTTGAGCTGTACGAAGAGCCGGGATGGATTAACATTCCGGCTCTTGCTGCTACAGGCGCTTGGTGCATCGTTATTATAGGTAAACGCCAAGTCGGTAAAACGTTCGGCACCCTCAAGTATATGCTGGATGAAGGAAAGTATTTTCTTTATCTGCGTCGCACCGCGAACGAGTTGCAGGCCATTGCAGCTGACCCCGATTTAAACCCATTTACCCCGCTGCAAAAAGTGGGTTATGATATCGGCATTCAGAAAGCGGGCAAAATCACCTATGCCATTGGTACGAAGCGGCAAGTATCAGAGGATAAATGGGCGCTTGATAAGCGCGTTGCTGTCGGTATGGCGTTGCCGTCGATTGCGACCGTTCGCGGATTTGACGGCAGCGCGTTTTCAGATGTCGTATACGATGAATTTATTCCTGAGCGTATCGCGGCTAAGCGCAAGGCCGAGGGCGAAGCCGTGTTGAACGCTTATGTCACCATCTGCGGCAACCGCGAACTTGAAGGGAAGCCCCCGTTGCGGTTGTGGCTGCTTGCAAACGCGTTTGATATCTCAAGTCCTGTTTTGCAGGAGCTTAGATTGATTGAAATTATCAGCAAAATGACGCGGACGAACCGGGAATATATCATGACAGACACCGGCGTTTTGGTATGTATGCCGCATTCTGACGACGTGACGAGCAAGCGCAAACAAACCGCGCTGATGAAACATCTTGCAGGCAAGGGTGACTTTTATCAGATGGCAATGGAAAACAAGTTTGTATATAACAATCTTGAGAACGTCCGCCCCCGTGCCCTGAACGGCATGAAACCCTTGTTTGACTTCTGCGGGCTGTATGTCTATCAGATGGACGCAACGCACTATTATGTGTGCAATTCGCCGCACCAACAGCACGAGCATTATAAAGATACACCGCAAGGCTCTTTGTTGCTTGAGACGAATCACCCCGAATTTCGTGCAATGTGTATGTTAGGGCAAGTCGATTTTGAAACCATTGCTGCCCTGCTCAAGACCCGCACTTATTTGGATATTGACGATAAATAATATCTGTGATATTATAAGACTGCGGGGGAGCCGCACAACAAGAGCACCCCGGAAGGGTGCGCGGCTGGTTTCTCTTGTTCCATGCCCCCGCGTTTCTGAGTGCATCAACGGCGCATACTGAACGAGCAGGTTTCGCTAAGTCAATAGTATTGGTGCATTCAGAAACAGAAGGGGGGTGATACTATGGCAGATGTGTATTATCTGAGCATCGACGGCAACGTCAAGCTGTCTGAGCATTTCCGGCTGCGGGAGTTTGCGTGCAAGGATGGGCAGGATTTTGTAGCTGTTGAGCCGAAACTTGTCGCGTTGCTGGAGAACATACGCAGGCACTGCGACGGCGAAGCCGTCCATATCAATAGTGCGTTTCGGACGGCAAGCTATAACCGCACGTTGCCCAACAGTGCAGCGCATTCGCAACACCTGTATGGACGCGCTGCGGATATCTGGGTAGGGCATTATGACAAGCAGCGCCGACCCGTCCGAACCAAGACCCCCGCACAAGTCGCCGCGATTGCCGAGATGTATCTTGGTGCAAGTGGCGGCATTGGCATTTATAGCACGTTTACCCACATCGACGTTCGGAAAGGTTCTGCACGTTGGAATGGATAATGAAAGGAGTTATGTTTCTATGAAAATCGATGACATTATTACGCTTGGCAAGATGGGTTTTACTGCTGAGCAGGTCAAACAAATGATGCAGCTTGAAAGCCCCGCGCAGCCGCAGGCGCAGACCCCGACCGCAGCACCTGCCGCACCGGCAGCTCCTGCCGTCCCCGACCCGATGACGACACTGACGCAGCAGGTGCAGAACCTGACCGCCCTTGTGCAGGGCAAGATGAACACTCCGCCGCAGGCGGGCAGTCTGGGCGAGGTGAAACCTGTTACCAGTGTCGAAGATATCATTCTGGGGCTTGTGCAGCCCGCTGCCGCACCGGAAAGCCCTGACTTTACCAAGGGGGTGAACATCAATGGCTAAAAGTCGTACCAATATGCCGGAGCTGAAAGGCATGACCGTTTTCCGCCCGACCGATATCTACACCATCGCTAACGCGCTGGTGAAAGAAGTTACCGGGCAGACCCCGACCATCACCGCCGTAAACACCGCATCTCTGGTGCAGGTGGGGCAGATGTGTCTGGACTACAGTATGGAAGGTACCCTGCAGGCGCTGTCTAACATGATTGCGCGGACGGTCATTTCCAGCCGCGCCTATTCTGGTAAGTTTACCAGCATCGAGACCGACAATCAGACTTGGGGTCTGTTCGTCCGCGAAATCGCTTTCTTTGCAAGCGATTTTGAGGAAACCAAATTCATCAACACTGCGCAGCAGCCGGACTTGCTGGTTGATGGCAACAGCGTTGATATGTACAAAATCCGCAAGCGGTACCCGCTTGAAATGTTTTACGGCGGGCAGAAAACGCTGAACCAGCGTTATACCACGTTTCGCGAGCAGCTGCGCACCGCGTTCACCAGCGAGAGCGAATTTTCTGCGTTCATGGCCGCTATGACGACCGAAATCGCGAACGATATCGCCCGCTGGAAGAGCGCCGAAAACCGTGCGCAGGTGATGAACCTGATTGGAAGCCTGTACAACACCGGCAAAGACGAAATGGTTGTCAACCTGACCAGCGAGTTCAACAAGGCGCGGGGAACCACCTACACGAGTGCAGAACTGCGCACCACCCATTTGCAGGAGTTTCTTTCCTTTTTCGTGTCTTGGCTGGAAACCACGTCCCGCCTGATGGAAAACAGCAGCGAGATGTATCACCTGACGCCCCGGTGCACCGACGACGCAGGCAACGAGCTGAAATTGCTGCGTCACACCCCCAAGAGCGAGCAGAAGTTGCTGCTGTATCAGCCGCTTATCAACGACGCCCGCAGCTGGGTGTATCCTGCCATTTTCGGCCCCGGATACCTGTCGTTCGGCAACTATGAGGGCGTGGACTTCTGGCAGAACATCCGCGACAAGTCCGCCGTGCTTGTTGTCCCTGCGCAGTTCGACGTCAACACCGGCAAGCAGGTGACGGGCGGCGCTGTCAATCTGGAATACGTTGTCGGCGTGCTGTACGACCGCAAGACCATGGCGACGACCTATTATCAGGATAGTGTTTACACTACCCCGTTCAACATTTCCGGCGAGTACTACAACACGGAACATCACTGGAAGATGAACTACACGCAGAATCCGACGCAGAACGCTATCCTGCTGTATATGTCCGACACCGACCGCAGCTAAGCGGCAACAGCCCACAAACTGAATGTAGAGGGGGCGGGATAAGTCCCGCCCCCTTTTTATATTGTTCCACATGGAACAGAAGGGAGAAAACATGGCTGACCATAACGAAGGTATTGAGCATGGTTATCATGCGCATCTGGGCATTGTGTCGAAGCGTGTGAACAGCACCAAGCGCACGCCGCTTTCCGAGCTGCCCGACCTTTTTCCGTTTTACATGAAACGCGCCTGCTCTATGGAGCACCCCGTGTTTTATGTCCGGTACAATTCGCTGAACATCGCCCCCAAGTGGAATTACTGCTATATCGAAGAAACAGAAGCCTATTACTGGATTGAAGATATCACGGCTCTTAACGCCAACAACTGGCAATTTACCTGCACTATCGACCCGTTGGCGACTTACAGCGACGATATCAAAAAGACGAAAGCTTACATTTTATATGGGTTCAACGAGTTCGACGCGTCGGGCGACAGTTACCGCATTGCAGACAGCCGCCAAAATGTGGCACAGCGTCCGACCGTCGCGACGGCGACCGCTGCAATTGACGGCGGAGCCATTGACGCGGCAACGGGCTGCTATATCCTTTCCGCCGTTGGCAAGGAAGGTGGCGTAACAACATATGTTATGAAGCGTTCGGAGTTGCGTAGTCTGATAGACAGTATACAGCAGAATATCGAGGACGATATCGACGCGTTCAAGCCTGACCAGCAGACCAAGCGCACATCGATATCTGCTAGCACGTCTTACCCGAGTTACGAAGGTGGCGGGGGCAGCTATTCGGGGGAGACAGTCGAAACATACGAATCTGCCGAAACGACCGTGGATAAAGTCGTTAAGTACGCTGCAAAGAACCTGCTGTACGGCGGAGCGGCTACCGAGTGTATCCGCAGTTGCCTATGGTTGCCTATCAAGCATAACATCATTCCACAGGGCACGCAAAATATCTATCTGGGCAATTATGACACCGGAGTATCTGGTGGCGTCATGGGCGTAAACAGGATGAAGGAAGAAACAGATATTGCCATTCCGTGGCCTGTATCGGACTGGAAACGGATGAACTGTCAGATTTTGCTGTATGTTCCGTTCGTCGGTACGGTGGGCATCCCCGTTGATAAGTGCAACAACGCATCAAGTGTGCACGTTACTTGGTGTGTGTCGTTTCTGGACGGTGACGTGTCCGTCAGGGTCGATGCAGGCGACTATACTTGTAATCTTTCGTCCGTCAACATTTCCAGCCCCTATGCAATCGGTACGAGCAACGTCGCAATCAACACCCCCGCAACGGCAGCAATTGCCGCTATTGGTGCGTCACTGTCTGTGGGCGGTGGACTGTTGAGCAGCAGCGCAAGCACGTCCGTTCTTGACATAGATATGCCGATGGGTTACGGTTCGCAGGCATTGCAGCCCGGGCAATCCGGCAAAGGACTTGGCAGTTTTTTGTCAAGCGCGGGCAGCAGTATTATGCAGCTTATTCCGCCGGTGACGCAGTGTGTGGGCAGCATGGGCGGCAACGCTGGCGCGTTGCAATCCATGGACGCAAAGCTGTGCCTGCTGTACTATCCGCCGACCGACGACGCCGCGTTTCAGGGGATGTATGGGCACCCCGTGCTCAAGATTGCGACCCCGGCAGGCGGATACTGCCAAACGCGCGGGTTCTCCTGCCAAGCAAAGAGAGCGACGAGTGCAGAACTTGCCTATATCAACGGCGCAATGGACGGCGGCGTGTTCATTGAATGACGTCTTGACACACGCCAAAAATGTGATACTATGAAGTAGAGGTGATACCAAATGTATCAGTGTTATCAGGGGCACTACGACAGCTGTGCGTGCGGCACGTTTCGCCCGCCCTCTTTTTCCAGCGACGTGTTGGGATACTGGGAGCGCAGCTTTTTTCAGCGAATGCGCAGCCTTTACAAGTTTTCGGGACTGCCCGAAGCTGGACAGGGGCAAGTTGGCTGGGACTATGACGCACTGCTGTATCAGCTGCTGCGCATGGGATATGCGGTTGTATTCAATACAAAGACTTACGGCCTTGTTGTTCAGCCGGGCGCGCCGACTGGGTTCGGGTTGCAGTTCCAGCCGCGCGGTATGGTTGTCAACACCCCGTTTTTCCAGTTCGACAGGCCGTTGGAAATCGGCAGGGAATGTGAAGTTATCAAACTAACGCCCGATTATCGCGGCGTATGGGACGTTATTCAGAAATATGCTGTGGAGATGCAGCAGGCAGAAACGGCTATCCGGCAAGCAGTTATCAACAGCCGGTTTGCATACGCTGCGGTTGCCAAGGACGACAGGGTAAAACGTACCATCGAAGCAATCATGCAGAAGCTGGAAAACGGCGAACCTGCCGTAACAGTCAACACCGACCTTGCAAAACCTATGGGCGTCAAGGACGCGGAGTATCGGTTACCCATTTTTCAGTTCGACCGTGAATTGGCAAAGAATTTCATTTTGCCCGAACTGTACGACGTGCGCAGAACCATTCTAACGGATTTTTACCGTGAACTGGGCATCCGCGTACAGCCGGACAAAAAGGAACGGCTTGTCGTTAACGAAAGTGTTTCGCAGGACGCCGAGACGTTCAACCGCCGCGAGGTCTGGAAAATTTCTCTCGACCAGTCCTTGGAACGAGTAAACGCAATGTATTGTACCGATATCAGAGCCGAAATCAACGAGCCGCCCGAACTGAATGCGGAAGGGGGAAACAAAAATGCCGATGTACAACAGCAGTCTGAGTAACCAAATGGGCTTGACGGCGAACACAGAAGCATTGCTTGCGTTCGCGCCTGACCTGTTCGCCGGGTTTATGGTTCCGCTGGGCATGGATAGGCAGCTTGCTATAAACGTCATACGGCGGCACCATGGTTTTGCACCCCTGTACCGACCAGACCCGCGTTGGATGATGAACGCTATCCGGGACTGGACACGCGAAAATATGCCCATCTGGGAAAAGCTGTATAAAACAACAGTCCTTGAATATAATCCCATTTGGAATACCGACGTAACCGAACGCACCAACGATGTCCGAACTGTTGACCGTGACACGACTAACGACAGCACAGCCATTGACCGAGCCAAGAGCAAAGGCACGTTGGGAAGTCTGACCACCGGCGACCGGCACGAAGTTACCGAGGGCACCGGACACGAGGAAACCCACGGCACCAGCGCGGATACCGGGCACGCCACGACACACGGCACCAGCGCGGGCACAAGCCACGAGGAAACCCACGCCACCGGCGAGGGCACAAGCCACGATGAAACCCACGGTATCAGCGACGGCAAGACCCATGAAGAAACCACCGGAAAATCCGCGACCGATACCACGAGCACCACGAACACTGTCACGGATACGACCGTTGCCGGAACCGACAGCGAGACCACCGACAGCACCAAAAAGCTTGACCAGACAGTGACCCGCGATATATCGCCGGAAAATGCGCCCGACTATCAGCCGGACGACCAGACCCATACCGTGACAGAAGAGACCTTAAAGACGACCACCGAGGGTAAGCACCATGAAACGACCGGTGTAATTGGTAACACCACCAGCACCGGAAACAGTACAACCAATACAAGCGGCACGAGTGACGGCACGACCCACGGCGAAACATGGGGCACCGCAGACGGTAAGACCACCAGCAAATCCGACAGCACAACGGACGGCACTACCACCGGTGAAACATGGGGCACAGAGGACACTCACCAGACCGGCGAAACCTACGGAACGACCGACAGCCGCACGACGGGGAAAGCCGACGAGGTGACCAAGGGCACCCGGCAGGACGAAACCCACGAAAAAAGTATTCGGCACGCTGACCAGAAAGACCGGGGCACCGAGGATGTCACCGAAACGTATGACCACGGTTGGATTAGACAGGGTAATATCGGTGTCACAACCACCCAACAGATGATTGACGCGGAGCGCGTTACTGTCGTGTATTCTGTTTATGAACAGATTGCAAACAGCTATCACGCGACCTTCTGCCTTGATGTGTACTGACGGGGGTGACATCGTGGAAAGCATTATTTCAGCCGTCATTGCTGGAGCTGTTACCCTGATTGGTGTACTTATCGCCAACAGCCGCAACCAAGCCGTGACCGATACCAAGCTTGAGGAACTGACCCGAGAGGTGCGAGAGCACAACAATTTTGCACGACGGGTTCCAGTACTCGAAGAACAAATTAAAGTCGCAAACCACCGGATAGGTGATTTGGAATATACTATCAGAGAAGGGAGTTCACACCATGAATAAGTACAAAATTTCTGCCGCTACCGTTGCAAGAACCGCCTGCCTGTTGCTGGCACTGACTAATCAGGTGCTTTCCGCCTGCGGCAAGCCTGTGCTGCCCATCGAAAGCGAGACTGTGGAACAGCTGGTATCGGCAGGCATTACAACCATCACGGCACTGGTGGCGTGGTGGAAAAACAACAGTTTCACCACCAACGCCATCAAGGCCGACCAGTACATGAAAGACCTTAACAAGGGGGTATAATCAATGGCAGATTGCTGCACCAGCGATATCAACACCAGTTTCATTGACCCGAACGCGGCACCCTATGCAGCACCCGGCAACCTGTACCAGTACGACCTGTACTGGATTGTTGACCAGCTGCGGAAGATGCTCTGCAACGAAGAGGTGCTGCGCAAGCATGACCTTGAACAGGATAAGCGCCTTGACGGACTGGACGAGTGCACGGCAAATCTCAAGACTGCGTTTGACGCACTGGCTGAAAAGCTGGCAAAGGGCGACTTTGCTAAGGGCGACTTTGAGAACTGGGCGGTCGAGAATATGCCCGGCATTATTCAGACCATGTGTAAGTTCGTCTTTTTCGGCCTGACGGACGACGGTCACTTTGTAGCCTATGTTCCGCAGTCGTGGGAGTTCCTGCACTTTGATACCATTCTGACCCCGGGCGACCCGAAATACGGGCATCTTATCATGTACTACTAAGAGAGGAGATATAATATGTCTTATATGTCTTGCAATAACTGTAATGATTTTCCCATTTCCTGCGCACCCAAGGCACCGGGCGGCGATTGCTGCCCCAAGCCGCAGCCGCCCAAGCCCTGCCCCCCGCCTGTAATTCGTCCGGGCACTTCTCAGTATATCGGGGCACGGTACGTTCCTATGTTTGCCGACCCCGTGAACTGGGATAATGAGCGGGCATACGAGCCGCTTACCATCGTCGTGTACAATGGCGATTGCTACACCAGCAAGTGTTTTGTCCCTGTCGGCGCTGACATTTCCAACAGCCTGTATTGGGTCAAGTCGCAGGACTACAATTACCAGTTCGACCAGCTCAAGCAGGTTGTTGCCGATTTGTCCAAGCAGGTGACGGCATTCGCAGGCGATAACGCCAAGTTTACCGAGCTTATCAACAACTTCTCAACCGAGTTCGCCACGATGCAGACCGAGTTCAGCAAGTGGTCTGTGCAGTTCCCTGCCATGAACGAGCGTATCGACGCAGCAGAGGCCGATATCGACGCTCTGCAGGCCGCTGACGCAGAGACGGCTAAGACCATTGACGGCCTGAAAAAGACCGACAGCGAGCTTGCTGGACGCCTTGACGGCCACGATACCGATATTGAGGGGCTGCGTGCTAAGGACGTCGAGCAGGACGGCAGGCTGGACGCCATCGAGGCCAAAAACACGCAGTATGATGCTGACATCGCTGCACTCAAGGCTAAGGACGCAGACCAGCAGACGCAGCTGGATACCATCAAGGCCAAGGACAACGAACAGGATACCCGACTTGACGGCATCGACGCCAAGCTGACGCAGAACACGGCGGATATCGCCAAAAACACCAAAAACATTCAGGACAACGCAACGAACATCGCCGCAAACGCTCAGGAGCTGGCAAACCATGCCGAGCAGCTGAAAGACCACGAGGCACGGCTTACCGCTCAGCGGAAGGAAATTACGGACAATCGTACCGCCATCGAGCGCAACACGAGCGATATCGCAGGGCTGCGCTCTGACCTGACCGAAGCAGAGGCAAACATTGCACAGAATGCCGACGCAATTTCCCACATTCAGGAGAAGGACGTTCAGCAGGACGCGCGTTTGGATTCCTTGGAACAGCGCGCCACGACCGCCGAGGGGCGTCTGGATGGGCTGGATACCAAGACCGACGCGACCAACACCGCACTGACTGAGGAAGTCAACCGAGCAAAAGCCGCCGAGCTGAAAAACGGCGAGCTGATTGCAAAGAATGCCGACGAGCTGGCAAGCCACGCGCAGGAGCTGGCAGACCATGAAACCCGCATTACCGCACTGGAAGGAGACAACGCCACCAACAAGCAGGATATTGCGGATATCAAGGCCAAGAACATCCAGCAGGATACCGCCATTTCCGGCAATACGGACGCAATCGCACACATCAATGATTCCCTTGCCGGGTATGTGACTTCCGAGACCTACACCGCCGGGCAGGCTGCACAGGATACCAAAATCAACGCAGCGCAGGCCGCAGCCGATAGGGCGAATACCAATATCGGCAACTGGACGACCGACCACCCCGGGCAGACCATCAGCGAGTGCGCGACTTCTCAGGAAAACGAGTTGACCGAGCACGCGGGAAGCATCGCAAAACTGGAAGCGGACAAGGCCGATAAAACCGCTATTCCTGACGTGTCCGGGTTTGTCACTCAGACAACTTACGACGCAGGGCAGGCAACGCAGGATGAACGGCTGGATGCTCTGGAAAACGCCCATCATTATGCAAATCTGGAGGAAGCTCTGAAAGATAAAGGCCGTGGTGGGTATATGGATATCATAGAGAGTAATGCAAACTTCATCTTTAATCCTAGCACAGTATCAAAGGATGCAACTGTTACATACAAAAATAATGTAACTTTCCGCATCCAGCTGCCCCAAGATTCTGTAATCGAGGATACAACAACTGTTCCTACCGGCAGTCTCACTGTATGCCCGCACTTTTCCTATCGGCGAACCCCTGACAACAGTTATATGACGACTAACACCTGTTATGATTGGGACATTGTTTCAAGCAGATACTTTCCGTCCATTCAGTGCGTGGATGTGATTGTTGCACCCGTGGTTAGCGACCTGCCTTTTATTCCGGTGGGTGATACCCCGCTATTCTGGGATTTTGCAGCACAATATGAGTAATACCAAGACCCGGCGCAAGCCGGGTCTTTTCTTTGCTTCTCACCTCATGACACTGAAGTAAGTTCAGACTAACCATAAATAGTTCAGCATTTTTATCTACTTCATTGAAGTGAAATGTCAAGGGGAATTTGTGAAAGTTTTGTGAAATTTTACCCTTGGGTTATTT